TATGAAGTTACCAAAGGCTGGGATGATAAAATTCTTAACATAAATCAATATCCTATAACTGGATTATTACAACAAAGAATACAAAAACTTGTAAAAAAGGCAGATGATACATTAGTTTTAGGTGGAATGAGCACTTTACAAAGAATGCAAGAAGGGGTTGAATTAAAATCTCACATAGATCAAGACACCGACCCTTCTGTTAGATACGCTACAATATTATATATAAATGACGATTATTCTGATGGAGAACTTTTTTTCAAAAATTTTGACATTAAGTTAAAGCCAAAGCCAGGATCTCTACTTGTTTTTCCAGGAGATCCACAACACGAACATGGAGTAAAACATGTTGGTCCAGGTCCAATCAGACAAGTTATTGTTGGTTTTATAACAGTAAAAGATTTTTATAAACATAATAAATTCTAAGGAGACACAAAATGGACAGAGAAGTGCTTAATGAAAAAGTTTTTTACTATACGAATGCTATAGAAAATTTTGATTATTTTATGACAGTTATAAAAGAATTAGATGAACTTGGATCTCCTAATGGTGAAATAAATAATTGGAACCCGTGGACAGCCTCAAATGATAAAAATTTTATATATGGGGTAACTAAGACATTTGATGCAAATCAAATACGTGGTTTAGGTGATCCAATAAAAGAAAAGATGGCATATATTTACGATTCTGTTATGCAAACATTTTATAAAGTATCAAAAGACTATGCAGAATCACTTGGTGATCAAGATGAGCCAAAAATATTTCCTGTTTTTAATATAAAAAAATATAATCCAAACACCAATATGGGTTCTCATTTTGATCAACTAGACGGAGATAAAACATTGCGATATTCTCTTGTAATGTATTTAAATGATGATTGTGACGGAGGAGAAATATCTTTTCAGTTAAAAGATTACGATGGCGGATGGACTAGCGATAAAGGATGGACATCTGGCGCACCAGCAGTAGACCCAGACTATGAAATTGCAGTTAAAGAAAAATCTATAGATTTTGGAATAAAGCCAAAAGCCAATAGTGTAATAATTTTTCCATCTGGAGCACCATACTTTCATACAGCACACAGAGTTAAAAGTAATATAAAATATATGGTTCCAGGACATTGGATACACAATGATATGGATTTTCATAGGTCAATGTAAATGAAAACAGCAATAGTAACTGGCGCCAGCAAGGGTGTTGGTTATGCAACTGTAAAACTTCTATCTAAAAATGGATATAAAGTCATAGCAGTCTCTAGAAATTTATCCAAAATTTCAGAATTAGTTTGTGAAAATGTTGAAGCATATCAATTAGATATTACAGATTCAAAAGCAATAGAAGTATTTTTTAAAAAATATCAAGATATCACCCTTGATCTTTTAGTAAATAATGCTGGAGGCGGAGCCAGTCCCACAACAATAATTAATGAAACTCCAGAAAATTTTAGAAGGGCATATGATATTAATGTAACAGGACCCATGTATCTATCTCAACTATTTGTACCATGTATGAAAAAATCACAATCTCCAACTATTATATTTGTAACATCTTTTGGTGGTAAAATTCCTTATCGTGGAGGAGGAAATTATACTAATGCTAAACGTGGAGAAAGGGGATTAATAGATACAATGCGACTAGAATTCCCTGCATATAATATTAAAATAACTGAAATTTGTCCTGCAACAATTGACACACAAGAAGAAAAAAGAAATAATGCTTTATCTGCTGAAGACCTGGCTCAAGCAATATATTGGGTTGGTTCTTTACCTAAGCATTTAAATATAAATCAAATAGAAATGTGTCATATAAATAGTAGTAAGTTTGGATAAACAAACATATGAAGACAATAATTCAAACTTCAAAAAAATCCCCTATACAAAAAAATGTAAATATGCTAATGAAATCATTTGATGGATGGGAATATAAACATTTTAATGATAAAGAATGTATTGAGTATATAAGAAATAATAAAACTTCAGAATTCTCAAACTCTGAAAAAGTTTTTTTGTCATTTAAAACAGGCCAACATAAAGCAGATTTTTTTAGATATTTTTATTTATATACAAGCGGTGGATTATTTATTGATTCTGATTTAATGATATATAAAAATATAGATAGTTATATTTTAGAAACAAATAAAGATTTTGCTTCTTGTGTTTCTTTAGTAATAAAAGAAACCATATTTCAAGGATTTCTTTTTGCAAAAAAAGAAAATGAAATAATTTATGAAACATTAAAAAAAATGTATTTTACATCAACCGAACAATTAGAAGAAATGAATTCAGGAACAAGAAAGGGATACTATCTTCCAACAAGAGATTTATTTAAAATGCTTGAACTAAAAAATGACAAAGATTATCAAATTTTTACAGAATCTCATTTGTTTAATTATACAAGTCCAATGGATAATAAAAAGTATCGTGGTGTAAAAATAGGAACAGGAGTTAAGTGGTTTGGAATTCATTTTTTTGATGAAAAAGTTTGCCATAGCCTTTCTGACATTAACTTTTCTTTAGAGTCTAAATAGAATAGAATGAGGATAAAATTAATACAATACAAAATGAAATAATAAAAATATTAAATGTAAAAATTCCAAAAAATTTATCTTTTAGTAGATTAGGAAGTAGATATGATGGTGGCTATGTAGTCGTAGATAATTTTTTAAATACAGACTACTTACTTTCATTTGGAATTGCTGGCAATATAGACTTTGAACAACAAATGTCTAATATTGTTTCAGGAATGGACTTGTATGATTTTAGTATAGATTCTTTACCACAAGAAATTAAAAATTCTAGATTTTTTATGGAAAAAGTTAATTCAAATTCTGAGGTCATATTTGATCGTGTTAAAGACAAAAAAGATTTAATTTTAAAAATTGATATTGAGGGATCAGAATGGGATTTTTTTCAAAGTATATCTGAAAAAAATATTAATAAGTTTAAACAAATAGTCGTAGAAATACACTGGATGATAGAAACAGAATATGTAAAATCTCCAAACTTTAGAATTGACCTTATTGAAAAAATAAACAAAACTCATCAAATTGTTGCGCTTCACCCAAACAATTACTCTAAAACTATTAACGTCTCTGGACTAAATGTTCCACAGGTATTAGAAATTACATTTTTGAGAAAATTAGACCATAGTTTTATAGATGGTAATCCACCAAGTAATTTGTTTTATCCAAATAACCCAAACAAACGTGATATTAAAAATTATTTAATTTATCAAGATACTAAGTAACAACTTTGTTATATTTAAAGTTCTAGCGTAAACTAAAGGTTTATACTTTATGTTTTATGCTTGAAATAAGTAAATAATTATGTTATAATTAAGGACTACTTTAGATTTTGTAAAGTACTCAACTTATTTTTATTTGAAAGGTTTAAAATGTCAGATATCTTTTCTTTTCGTTTGTCAGATGAGTTTGTAAACAAATACTCTACAGTGCCAGCACCTTTTGGATTTACAGACGCAGGCTCTAACTCATTGGGGGAGATCACCTTTATACGAACATACTCCCGTATGAAAGAAGACGGAACAAAAGAAAGATGGCATGAGGTCTGTAAGCGGGTAATTGAAGGAATGTATTCAGTACAAAAGAATCACGCTAAAGACAATCGTTTACCCTGGAATGATAATAAGGCTCAAAAATCGGCACAAGAAGCCTACGACAGAATGTTTAATTTAAAGTGGACCCCACCAGGTCGTGGTTTGTGGGCATTTGGAACTCCTATGACCATGGAAAAGCGCAACTCTGCCTCTTTACAAAATTGTGCAATGGTATCCACTCGTGATATTGATCGTAATGATCCAGGAGCATTATTTGCTTGGGTGATGGATGCCTTAATGCTAGGTATAGGTGTAGGGTTTGACACTATCGGTCAAGATAAAGAAATGCCCATCTATGCCCCAACAGAACCAGAAAATGTATGGGATATTCCAGATACTCGTGAAGGCTGGGTAGACTCTGTAAGAATGCTTTTAAACTCATATTTACGCCCTAATCAAGCCATACAGAAATTTAACTATGACCTTATCCGTCCTCTAGGTGCCCCTATAAAAGGCTTTGGAGGGGTTGCTAGTGGTCCAGCACCACTTATTGCACTACATAACAAGATAGACGCAGTTATTGGCGGTAGAGCAGGAGAAAAACTTGACTCTAGAGCAATAGTAGATATTGTTAATCTTATTGGTACATGTGTTGTGTCTGGAAATGTTCGTCGTTCTGCTACCTTGGCTTTAGGGCTACCAGAAGATAAAGATTTTATTAATTTAAAAAATGCAGAGATTTTTCCAGATAGAAACTCATTTGATTCAAAAAATCCAGGATGGGCATGGATGTCTAATAATTCTATTGCTGCAGAGGTTGGAACAAAGTATGAAGATTATGTTGATTTAATTGCAGATAATGGTGAGCCAGGATTTATTTGGCTAGATGTTGCTAGAGATTATGGAAGACTAGCAGATCCTGCAGACTATAAAGATTCTCGTATTATGGGATTTAATCCATGTGCTGAGCAACCACTAGAATCTTATGAATTATGTACTCTTGTAGAAGTTCATTTAAACCGTCATGAAGATAAAGAAGATTTTCTTCGTACGCTAAAGTTTGCATATTTATATGGCAAGACTGTTACATTAATGCCAACACATTGGCAAACCACAAATGGAATTATGCAACGTAATCGTCGCATTGGAACATCTTTAACTGGTATTGCATCATTTGCAGATACAAAAGGTATGCCAGTAATTCGTGAGTGGATGGATGAAGGGTATAAAAAAATTCGTTCATACGATCATTCATATTCAGAATGGTTATGTGTACGTGAGTCAATTCGTGTGACTACCGTTAAACCTTCTGGCTCTGTATCATTACTTTCTGGTGCAACCCCTGGAGTTCATTGGGGTCCTGGAGGAGCATTCTATCTTCGTGCTATTAGGTTTGGAAATACTGATCCAATGCTTCATTTGTTTAAAGCAGCAGGGTATAAAATTGAGGCAGACCTAGTATCAGCAAATACATCTGTAGTATATTTCCCAGTAGCATCTGGACATCCAAGATCTGAGAAAGATGTAAGTCTTTTTGAAAAGATTGGTTTGGCCGCTACCGCTCAAAAGTATTGGTCTGACAATGGCGTATCTGTAACTCTTTCATTTGACAAAGAGTCAGAATCTAAACATATTGCTCCAGCGCTTCATATGTACGAGGGGCAACTTAAAGCAGTATCATTTTTACCAATGGGTAACCAAACATATCCACAACAGCCATATACTCAAATAACAAGAGAAGAATATAACTCTTATGTTGGAACAATTGGCAAAATTGATTGGTCTGCTATTTATGATGGCAAAGACAACCTTGATGCCGAATCTGAAAAATATTGTTCAACAGACGCATGTGAGATTAAACTATATTAGTTCCTATCCTGCTATAATAAGGGAATAGGAGAAATATGGCCAACCCGTCCAATTTATATGCAGAAAAAATTTATTCTGAACACCCACTAGTTCTTTGGGCATTAGATGACACCCTTGATTATAAAGGGCTAATCAGTGAATCACAAAGAAATCTTGCAACATTGTGGACACCAACAAATGCTACATTAGCAGCATCATCTGAAGATTTAAATGAGCCATTCATAGATAGTCATTTATCAAGAGTTAGAGTTAATGTTCCAGTATCGGAAACAATTGAAGCATCAATTATTAGCCCCAATATATTAAATTTAAATACCATTACAGAACTTGGTACTTTTACTATTGGATCATATTTTTATTCAAATAGTATATTTTTACAAACAGTATCAATAGGTTATGAGTATACAGATCCAACTACATCAAATATAGTTCAAGAATTAAAAACTTTCACATCTACACTTTATCAGCAATGGGGATTTATTTCTGAAACCTTTACAGTACCAAATGTTTCCGCACAGTTAAGGATTGTATTTAAAATTAAAGTTTTTGAAGGCTCCGCAACTTCAGCAGATAATGAATTTTATTTTAATGGCATTACTTTAGGACAGTGGAATGAAGAGTTTAATACATATTCATTTGGCGTAACAGAAACTACAGTTCCAGAAACAATAAGTATTTATGGTGGATACGATGCAGTAGAGGCACAGGCTTACGGAATTGCAGAAGATTCTGGCTACTATATTGCTGAAGGTGGATTAAAATGCAAAAATTCAGGTATACCATTAGTTTACGGAGCAAGTGGAGTAACAAGAATACAGCCAAACAATGATGCATCCTTAATAATTCCAGGCAAAGGATTCTTAAATAAAAAGGGGCAGTACAACGATTATACAGTTGAATTTTGGACAAGAGTTCAAGTAAATACATCAACTCCATTCAAAATATTTGGACCAATAGCATCAGATGATGGACTTTATGTTGAAGATGGATTTTTAACATTAGTTATTGGAAATGAGTTTGCATCACATTTTGTTGGTGAGTGGTTTAGGCCAATGCTAATTCATATTCGTTTAATTAAAGATTCCGCATCTTTGTTGGTTAATGGTGAAGAAGTTTTGTCTTTATCTTTAAATACAATTAATTTAAATCTTCCAGAAGAACTTGATAATAATGGAGATAACCAAGATTGGTTAGGGTTTTATGCAAACAATAGTGTGTATCCTTTTGAGATTGACTGTGTAGCAATATATTCTTATCAAATTCCAATTACCGTTGCAAAACGACGATGGGTTTACGGCCAAGGTGTTGTTTCTGCAGAAAATATAAACTCTTCTTACGGAGGAACTACTGCCTCTATAGATTACTCATTTGCAAATTATACCGCTAACTATAACTATCCAGACTTTGCTGGATGGGATCAGGGAAGTTTTGATAATTTGTTAACTACTCAAACAAACTTAAGAACGCCAGAGTATTCTTTGCCAGAAATATTTTTAGGCACAAAAACACTACAAGAATTATATGATGACAATAAAGAAATACAGGACAACGAATCTGGACCAATAATTACTGACAAATTTTTATCTTTTAGGCCTAACAATGCCTGGAACTCTATTAACTCTTATATAAATTTTTCAAAATTTAATTTATTATCTAGCGAAACAGAAAGTTTTTATGGAATATTTAGTTCACACAATTTGTCATCGGATGAGATATTGTTTAAAATATATAGTCCACTAAACAACAATTATTTTACAATTCTTAAAGACGGAAATTTAATAAAATATTCCTTAACATATAATGATGTTACACAACTATTGTTTACCTCTACTGCAATAACTGCTAATAATCTTTTTGCAGTAGGAGTTAACATAAAGAACTTATCTGAAAAATTTGGCAATAATGTAAGTTCATTTTTTGGAAATCAAAACTCATTAAAAATGTATGTATGTGGAGATGATTCTGAAAATTATACTTTTACTGGAAGGCTATATTCCGTTGGAATATCTACAGCATTAAATTCTACAAAAATAGTAGAATATATTGATTCTAATGGATTTATTGAATTACAGTATGGCCAAGAATTAATTGATCATACCGCTAGTTATACAATTATTCCATCAGAGGCTTACGAAAAATATTTTTTAGATATAGGTGTTGCTGGATACTGGCAAGATTATTTGCCACTTTCTTATTTTGCTCAATTTGTAAAAAATGATAATGATGAAGATTTTTATGAAATAGATTTTTTACAATTTAACTTAGGGTATCCAACAATAGCCACCTTACAACAAGAATCTGGTGCATCTTCTTATTATTATAATACAGAAGGAGCAAAAATAAAAAGTTATGTAACATTTCAGTATATAGCAGATGGAGCAAACCTTTCCACATCTTTTGCTAATGAAGAACCACCAGATGAATATAAAGTTATTGATTTAAATAATTATCAAGACTGGGAAACAACAAGGTTTGAAATTTTAGACAATACATTAATTTATCCAATTAAAACTGTAGATTTTAATGATATTGCAATTGTGTATAGCCTTGAATTTAATAGTCGTGGAGTTTTAACTAAACCAATTTTGTTAAATAAATTACAATTAGCATCTCAGGCATTTAATAATAATTCATTTAATCCAATAGGAACAAAGTTTGGTGTAGACATATTTCCATATAAAAAGAATGGAATTTATTTTGATTATAAATCTAAAAATCCATTTAGTATATATAAAGAAAGCACTCCATATCTATATTTAACAAAAAATTCTGGAATACAGGTTCGTGGTGAATTAAATATACTAGAGTCCCGTGGTCTTTCTTTGCCAATTAATAAAGAATTAGCAGCAGACTATAAAGTTAGTGCGATGCAATTATGGATAAAATATGACAAAGATGCTTTTTTGTCAACCCCAATAGAAATTTTTGAAATTAGTCATAAAAATGGAAATCTTAAATTTTATATGCAAGCAAATAGTGAAGATCTAAATAGGGCTAAAATTTTTGTTTTAGATGAAAATGGCATTCAGTATAACGGTATTGGATTTTATTTAAATGGTAGTTTGGTAAGAGAGTTAGTCATATCATTAAACGAATGGGCATCGGTAGGTATTTCATTTTTAAACCCTTTAATTTTTAATTCATATTTAGGAAGTATTAATCTTACAGGACCATTGATATTTAATCATATTGCACATTACGAAATAGGAAACTTGCAACAAATACAGAGCGAAACTACCAGGCCATGGTTTAAAGTTTTAAATGACGGATCTGGCAATCTTGATTGGCAATTTTGGTTTAATAACTTTACTTGGAATGGAATGTTAGTAATAGGGTCTTTAGAGTTATATAATATTAATCCATCAGACATATATAAGACCTATATAGGAACTAATAAAATAATAATTGATGACGGGCAAGGATTAATCTATCAACCTGAAAAAATAAAGGTTTATGCCAACACAGAATGGTCAAGCATAGTATCTACACCAGTATAATCTGCTATACTTATGGTTATGGAATCCTTAATTAATCCAAAAACTGGTCAACCTTATGTACAAAATGTTCGTCGTAAAGTAATAGATAAGCATTATGACTGGGGTTTATATGTATATAAAAAATCTAATGGTAAGTGGTTTACAGATGACACAGGATCAATTTTAAACATTCCCTCAGATCGTGGAGACTTGTCTAAAATTTCAGAACTAAGAAAAGTTGCTATGCATTATGGTGATGATGGTGAAGGCAAAGCAGTTTTCGTGCCTGGACTCACTAGAATTAGCGAAGAAGAATATTCAGAACAAAAAGAAAGAATGAAAGAGGGGTTAATTCCTTCAATGAATGATTTAGGTGCTTGGCATGCAGCACAACAAACATTAGACAAATATGGAAAGAGCGCTATTGATGAGTGATCAAGAAGAATATGTTCGTGTAGGATTAAATACTCAAGATAAAGAAGATAATCCATTTAAGCATCAAGATCCTTTTAATAAAAATTGGGATGATTTAAAAGATTATGCTGGGTTAGATCAAAATTTTCGTCGTAGAACAACTCGCAATTTATCAAAATACATTAGTCCAGAAACAAATCAAGCCTATCTAAATGCAGCAAACGTAACTCCTTCGGGAGTAGATGCAAGTTCAAAGCAAATTAATCCTGGCACGGTATACAGAAATGGTTACGGACTATTTGATGTAATCACTCCTCCATACAACATGTATGAATTGGCTAACTTTTATGACACATCATTTGCTAATCATGCTGCTATTGATGCTAAGGTAGAAAACGTTGTGGGCCTTGGATACCGATTTGACATTTCAGATAGAACAATGTTAAGGTTTGAAATGAATGAAGATCAAGCAGCCGTAGATCGTGCTCGCAATCGTATTGAAAGAGCAAAAATTCAACTACGTGACTGGCTAGAGGGTTTAAATGATGATGATAGTTTTACAAAAACTATGGAAAAAGTTTATACAGATCTTCAAGCAACTGGTAATGGATTTATTGAAGTAGGCAGAACTGTCGCTGGAGACATTGGATATGTTGGACATATTCCAGCAACTACTGTTCGTGTACGTCGTTTACGTGATGGCTTTATTCAAATTATTGGTCAAAAAGTAGTTTATTTTAGAAACTTTGGTGCAAAAAATGCAAATCCTATGGGCACAGATCCAAGACCAAATGAAATTATTCATCTTAAAGAATATTCTCCTCTAAATACATTTTATGGTATTCCAGATATTGTTGCAGCAATGCCATCTTTAATTGGAGACCAATTAGCATCTCAATACAATATTGATTACTTTGAAAATAAAGCAGTTCCAAGATACGTAGTAACTTTAAAAGGTGCAAAACTATCAGGTGACGCTGAAGACAAGATGTTTAGATTTTTACAGACTGGACTTAAGGCTCAGTCACACAGAACACTTTATATCCCACTTCCTGGAGACAGTGATGGTAATAAGGTTGAGTTTAAGATGGAGCCAATTGAAAACGGAATTCAAGATGGATCATTTAAAGAGTATCGTAAGCAAAACCGTGATGATATTCTAATTGCCCACCAAGTTCCTATCTCAAAATTAGGTGGTGCAGATTCTGCAGGCACAGCAGCAGCGATTTCTCAAGATCGCACATTTAAAGAACAGGTATCTCGTCCAGCACAAAGACATTTAGAAAAAATTGTAAATAAAATTATTAGAGAAAAAACAGACATTCTTGAACTTAGATTTAATGAATTAACATTAACCGATGAAATTGCACAGTCTCAAATTCTTGAGAGATATGTAAAGACTCAAGTGATGACTCCAAACGAGGCTCGTGAAAAGTTAGATCTTCCACAAAGAGCCGATGGCGATGAACCATTTGTAATGTCTCCACGTCAAGCAACTGACTCAAGGGCAAACTTGGCAGGGAATCGTCAAAGAGATGCAGAAAGAACAAATAACAATTCTGATTCAACAACTACTATTTCTGGACGCAATCCACAGGGTGAAGGTAGATCGTCTCAATAGTTGAGAAAACTATATAAAGCGGTGCTATAATTATAACGTTATGTTAATAAACAAGGCTCATTGGGAAACTAAAGGTGACAATGTTCGCCTATCAATGCCCATTGGAAAAATAGACGTTGAACGCCGCATGGTGTCTGGTTTTGCTACACTTGACAATGTTGATCGTCAAGGTGATATCGTAACCACAGAATCTAGTATAGAGGCTTTTAAGAATTTTCGTGGCAATCTTCGTGAAATGCACCAGCCAAGCGCTGTAGGAAAAATTGTTTCTTTTAAAGAAGATAAGTATTTTGATCCAAATGATAAAAAATTTTATAGTGGAGTATATGTATCTGCCTATGTTTCTAAAGGTGCACAAGATGCTTGGGAAAAAGTATTAGATGGCACATACACTGGCTTTTCAATTGGTGGAAATATTAAAACTTGGGATGATGCTTACGATGAAAAAATTGATAAAACAATTCGTGTAATTAAGACTTATGAACTACACGAACTGTCACTTGTAGATAACCCAGCAAATCAATTTGCAAATATTGTGTCCATTGAAAAAGTTAATGGTCAAAATGTAGTTAGTGGATATCTTTCAAAGGCAGAAATTGAAAATGTATTTTGGGATTCAGAAAATGGTATTGTTATGGTCTCAGATTCTGACTCAGTAACAAGTCCAGTAACTGGAAGTAAAATGCAAAATATTGGTTTTATAGAAAAGAATGATAAAGATAATGCAGAAATGATAAAATTCTTAGTTGATAGTGCTAAAGGCATTAATACAATTAAGATTACTAAGGAGGTAAATCCAATGACAGAATCAACAAACGCAGTTGTAGAAACTGCAGTTGAAAATGCAGAGGTTGCTCCAGAGGCACAGCCAGCAGAGGTAAATGCAGAAGCAGCAGTTGTTGCAGAAGCAGAAAAAGTTGTTGCAGAAGCAACAACACAAGCCCCTGCAATCACTGAGGTAGCACCAGCAGTTGAAGAACTTGCTATTGCTAAATCAGATGATGCTAGTGCAGATTCTTCTGTTGAAAAATCAACAGTTGAAGTAGAGAATGCAGTGGAAAAATCTATTGCAGATGTTAAAGAAGAAGTTGCTAAGGCAGTTTCAGAAATTAATACTTCTCTTACTAATGCCTTTGGCGATCTTGCTGCAACTATCAAATCTCTTAATGAGAAGGTAACAGCAGTAACAAAATCTCTTGATACAGTAACAGCAGATGTTAATGGTATTAAGAGCAACTTTAACGAGTTTGGCAAGCGAGTAGATCTTGTAGAACAAGACACCGCTTTCCGCAAGTCTGGCGATCTAGGCGAGATCGTACAGGAATCACCACAAGTGGTTCAAAAATCCCTATGGGGCGGTCGTTTCCTCACAAATGCCGACCTATTTAACTAAGGTAAAAATCACTAGGAGGTGAAAAATAATGTCGGAACAAAATAAAGACCTAGAAAAAAACTATCCAGGATCAGGCGGAGCAGGCAATGAGATTAACTCTCAAGGCGGTTTCGTTTCTGGTGGTATTGGTAGTGCAACAGGTTTAGACTCTGCAGGAGCATCTGTAGGATCTCAACTTGGTAACACTGCTACTGCAGCATTCGGTTCAACAACTGGAGCAAACGCAGTAAATCCAACAGGTGTTGCAGGTGGTATTCTAGCACCAGAGCAAGCACGTCGTTTTATTGACTACGTATGGGATGCAACTGTCCTCGCTAAGGATGGCCGTCGTGTCACCATGAGAGCAAACACCATGGAAATTGAAAAGGTAAACGTTGGTGAACGTGTAATTCGTGCTGCTGCTCAAGGCGCACCAGATTATACAAACATTGGCGCAACATTTTCAAAAGTTGAATTAACAACCAAAAAGATTCGTCTTGATTGGGAAGTATCAACAGAAGCACTTGAAGACAATATTGAAGGTGGAGCACTTGAAGATCATCTAGTTCGCTTGATGACCAATGCTTTCGCAAACGATATTGAAGATCTTGCTATCAACGGTCTTGGAACAGGCGCAGACGCATTCTTGTCAATCATGGCAGGTTTCGTAAAGCAAACTCGTGGAACAGTCGGAAACGATGCTCACGAATATGCTGCAACTGTTGCAGACAACAACTACACTACATCAGTAATGCAAGGTTTGCTATTAGCAATGCCTCGCAAGTATCGTGCACTTAAGAGCAATCTAAAGTTCTACGCAGGTACTGATGCTTTTGCTGGTATCGTTCGTAACAACGGAACACTTGCTGATGCAGTAGCAGAAGCATTTGCTAACCGTCCAGGAAGTACTGAAGCAAACCGTCAAGCATTCCTTGATGGTGGTGCACAAACTACTGGTAACTCACGTACCACTCGTGTACTTGGTGTAGACGTTCTTGAGGTTCCTTATTACCCTGCAGGCTATGTTGATTTAACATTCCCTCAGAACCGTGTATGGGGCTTCCAGAGAGACATCACTGTAAACCGTGAATACAAGCCAAAGAAAGACACAATTGAATACACAGTATTCGTACGCTTTGGTATCCAATGGGAAGAACTAGATGCAGTCGCTTATGTTGACGCAGATAGCGCTGATTCCTAAAATATAACAATCACGTACTAGGGAGGGCGGTATAAAACCCGTCCTCCTTATTGTCATTCTAATGGTATAATTACAAATGAGTACAGGAGAATTATGAATACAACAATAGAAGAACTATCAACAAAAAGTGTGTTAGCATTAAAGGCATATGCTAAAAAAAATAACATAGAACTATTTGAAGCAAGCACTAAACTTGAAATATTAGAAATTTTGGCTAGTTGGTTTCCTCCAGAAAATAAAGAAGAACGTGTAGAAGAAGCAGATAAGGTTGAAAATATAACAAACAAGGTGGCTCTATATTCAGATAAAAATCTTCATATGGATAATCTTGGTGCTTTAAAGGTGGGGTACAACATAGTGTCAAAGGAGGCATCGGAAAAGTGGCTAACTCACAGACTCGTACGCATAGCGTTACCTGAAGAGGTAGCATCTTATTACCGTAAAGATTAATGTCAACAGTACTTCGTTTACCGCCATACCCGCTTTCAGTAACCTATAAGGTTCCAAATGAAGCAGCAGATTATATTCTTGTTATTGAAGATGTTCCAGAGCAAACAGAAATTGAAGAATTTATTAGTGCAGAATCTGGGCTAACATCTTCTTCAGAAGGAACTATTACATATGAACTAAGCGGGGACTTTATTAAATATGATAAATCCTATGCAGTAACTATATATGAAGATATTGATGGGGAACGTGGAGATATAGTAGTTGAAGATAACTTGCAAATTGAACGTCCATATATAGATCCAACAGAGTTGGCAATTGCAAATGGTGAAACCTCTGCTACAGATATTTCTAAATATAAAGAATATGAGTCTTTAGCAAGAGCAATTATTGACACAATGGTTGATGGTTTTTACTACACTCGTAAATATCTTGAAGTAGTTGGTCAAGAAACAGATTACATCCCTCTTTGGGATAGAACACATAAAATATTAAAGGCATATGAAAATGCAGAGTTAGTTTATGATATTGATGATCCAGACGGTCCAGCATTGGGAGACTACAATTATTTAATTACTAAAGATAAAACTGCAATTACAAAAGACCCAGTGCAAGCAACAGACTCTCTTAATAGAGCAGAAAGACGTCCAGCAAGAATTCCAGTGGCTTCCTCAGATTCATTTGCAATATTTGATACAGAGGATAGCGGAAATGTTCAAACTATTACGGCTGGCGTAGGATTTCCAAATGGAACAGATTACATTTTCTTAGTAGAAACAGGATACAAAGTAGTTCCTATTGATATTCAAGATGCCACAAAATTATTAATTAATGACATTAAATGTGGCAAATTAGATTATTATAAGAGATATGTAAAAAACTACAGCACTGATCAATTTAAAATTGAATACGATAAAAGAATGATTGAGGGTACTGGAAATATTATTGTAGACAAGATTTTGTCTAAATATGTTAATAATATTGTTCGTCCTGGAGTTTTGTAATGAACTCATGTGAAGTTACAGACTTTATGTATCCAATGAAGGCTGATATATATTTTCCAATTCTTACACAAGGGGAATATGGCCAACCTAAAAAAGACTGGGTTTATGATAGAACTATAGTATGTAATGCAACACCAGTTGGTGGCTTAGGAACAGAAGATATTAAACCAGAAGCATTTTTACAATATGAAAACAAACTTATTGCAAGGACCCAAAGTGACCCCAGACTGTCTTCAAATAATGCAAATAATGCAACAACTAATATACTTGTAACTAACGTAAGAGATTCTAACGACAACATTATCTATAAAGAAACTGCTGGCCCAAGATCTGGTAGGGGAACAATATATGAAATAGCAACGGCTGAACCATTTACTGGACCATTTGGATCTATAGAATATTATAAAATGTTGTGGCGTAGAACTGAAAATCAAACTGTAGGCGACTAATGATAGTAAATACTAATACAATTTCTTTTACTAAGCAAATGAATAATATAGTAAATTATTCTCTTGGATTTTTAGAAGGTGTAAAACGTGGTAAGAAAATATTTCTTGATAATTTAGGGTTGGGAATTATTCAATCATTATCACAATATATTGATGTACAAGCAAGATCAAATCCAAAAGCATTACACCATGTTTATGAATGGAATCAAACTGGTAGTCCAGGTGCAAGGTTATTTGACTTAAGATATACAGTTAGTAATCTGGGGCTATCTATTAATTCTACTTTTAGACAATCAAGAAGCGTGTCAGAAAATATGACAGCACCATTTTATGATAAAGCAAGAATTATGGAAAATGGAATTCCAGTTACAATTGCACCAACTAGATCTAAAGTATTAAAATTTAATGGGCCTAATGGAGAAATTTTTACAAGCAAACCAATTAAAATTGAAAATCCAGGCGGAGATGCAGCATACAAAGGTTTTGAGTCAACGTTTGATGAGTTTATGACAAGATATTTTAAACAATCATTTTTAAGGTCGTCTGGATTATATGACTATATTAAAAAACCAACTTTATATAAAAAGAATTTTAAAGCAGGATCAAAAATGGGCAAAAATAAAGGTATTGATACAGGATTTAAATGGATTACAAATGCAACAATTGGAGTAGAATAATACTATGACTATATTAAGAGATACAGGTTTTCCACCTACATTTTTAAACAGATATATTTTATCTGAGTTAGCATTTTATGGTCTTGTAGCGGAATCAGACTTATTAAATCCAACCCCTATGGTCCCAGCCCAATTTCCAACAAATATTGAAGATCTATATAATGACAGCATTCAAATAAGACAAACAGAAAGTCCAGTTCTTATTGTCTACGATAGATTAATGAGATTTAGACCTAATCCATTTTATGCCCATAAAAGAGAACAACTTATATACTTTATATATTCTACAGATGTTGGCAAGTTAATAGACTCTGTGCGTGTGATTTCAAATGCTCTTGATCGTGAAGACGCTTCAGCCCAGGACATAAACTTATATAACATTTCAAACCCAATACTAAGTCCTGCTGGACAGGTATCTATACCATATAATATTTATTTCCATAACACAAGGGTATATCAGGCAGATGAAAGCAGAGACGTAGCAGAACTAGCCTCAGCAAGAACTTTGTTCGTAAACAAGTTAATTATTGAGTACGATTACCACATAAAGACTGAGACAGAATCTAGATACACATAAACAGCGGTATAATTGGTCTTGAGGAAACACGCCAAACAACTTAATATACTTTATGAAAGAGGTGAATAAATATGCCATATAGCCGTGGTACGTCAAACAACATTATCGTTGGTGCAGCAGCACTTTTTGTTGCTGATACAACTTTGGCTCCAGGTACACTGGAGACTTTTGATGCAAGTGAGTCTTTTAAAGATACACTTTCAGCACAAGCAGACTACACTAACGTAGGTTATACCATGAACGGTTTAGAATTACAGTTCCAACCAGATTTTGGTGAAGTCCAGGTAGATCAAATTCTTGACGTTGCAAAACTATATAAGCAAGGTATGCAAGTTAATCTTGCTACCGCTTTTGCTGAAGCAACTCTAGAAAACTTGCTTCTTGCATTAGCATTCTCTGATACACAACTTACAGGAAACAAGGCAGCATCTACAGGTCAGACACTTAATCTATCTGCAGGTGAACTTGGAGAATGTCCAGTAGAGCGAGGAATCGTTGCTGTTGGACCAGGAACTGGAGATTGCGACAACTCTGACTCTGTTGAGCGTGTTTACACAGCATATCGTGCTCTATCAATTGAGAACGTAACTGTATCCGCAAAACGTGACGAACCGTCAATGTTTGAAGTTTCATTCCGTCTTCTTCCTGAAGACGCATCAGGATCATATGGAAAGATCGTAGATCGTACATTTGGTCAATCATAATCTAACTTTAGATTAAAACAAAGGCCCACCTTTTATTAGGTGGGTTTTTTGTTTTGCTTATGATAGAATAGATAAATCATGGCAACAACCGTTTATCAAAATAAAATAATAAAACTTATTGATGGCACAGAACTAGAAATTATGCCATTAAAAATAAAATATTTACGTGAATTTATGGAAGCATTTGAATATGTTAAAAAAGCCAAAAATGACGATGAGGCTGTAGATTATTTAATAGAGTGTGTAAGAATTACAATGAAACAGTATTATCCAGAAATAATATTAACAAAATCTGATATAGAAGATAGTCTTGATATGCCAACAATATATACAATTTTAGATGTTTCAGCGGGAATTAAAATAAATGAAAAGTCAAGTCAGACAGTTAAAAATCAAGCAGAGGATAGTGGTGCCACATGGTCAGATTTGGATTTAGCAAAAATTGAGGCTGAGGTATTTTTAATAGGTATTTGGAAAGATTATAAAGAGTTAGAAGAATCACTATCTATGCCAGAACTTATGGCAACCCTTTCTAGTCGTAGAGAACTTGACTATGAAGAAAAAAAGTTTCTTGCTGCAATTCAAGGGGTAGATTTAGATAAACAGTCTGGATCTTCAAAGGGTCAAAAAGAATGGGAAGACATGAAAGCCAGGGTATTTAGTAAAGGTAAAACAAGTGATAGTAAAGACATATTGGCTCTTCAAGGTCAAAATGCCAAGAGTGCGGGGTTTGGCATTGGCATGGGCTTAGAGTACGAAGATTTAACAAAATAATACAATAAAAAATTAGCACCTCCGTGCTATAATTGACATAACCTATAGGAGGAAATAATGGCAACAACTACGTATGAGGAAAATACTCTTACATTGATTGATGGCACAAAAGTTACAGTACGTCCTCTAAAGATCTCTCTACTTCGTCCGTTTATGAAAAAGTTTGAGGGTGTGGGAGCAGTGGCGGAAGATAATGGAAAGTCTATGGACATTCTTATGGAATGTGTACAGATTGCAATGAAACAATACAAGCCAGAACTCTCTGAAGACGTAAAAAAACTAGAGGAGAATATTGATCTCCCAACTGTTTACAAGATCGTAGAAGCAGCATCAGGCATTAAACTTGCTGAAGTTTCAGACGTTCTTGGCGTAACTATGGCTGAATAATTTAAAAGAGGTGTGAAACTAAATGGCTGATGTTAATGCTAATATTGACATTAATATTGATTCGTCTAATGCATTAGCACAATTAAAAGCATTACAACGTCAGATATCACAATTTCACACCTCAATAGCCAAATCAAGTGAAGCAGCAGCCCTTGCTCAAAGAGGCTTACAAAAAAATCTTTTAAATAGTGTAAACGCTATCGGCTCATTTACTGCCGAAATGCGTACAGTTAAAACATCTGCAGAAGCATTTACTAACTCATTAGAAAAAAATAAGTTTTCAATGCGTGAGTACTTCCGCTATGCGGGAGCATCTACTAAAACATTTGGCAGACTATTTAAATCCGAGTTTGACACAATTGGCAAGGTAGCAGAAGAACGTGTAAAAAGATTACAAACACAATATATCAAGATGGGTCGTGATACAAACGGTGCAATGAAAGCAATGGCTGTTATGCCAACCCAATTGGACATGAGTGATTACACTACCAAAGTTCAAATAGCAGCACAGAAACAAGCATTATTTAATCAATTAATGAAACAAGGATCCACCCATCTTTTAAATTTTGGTAAAAATTCACC